CCGTTCCGACAGCCCCCGCAACTCGGCCGTAAAGGCCCCGCCGCCCCGCGTGATCTCGCCAAGTGTTCCGCGAAACTGCAAGGCCCTGACCGACACATCGACCCAGTTCACCAGCCACGCCCTGACCTCGGCGCCGTCATAGCGCCCGGCCAGAATGTCCTCCTCTGTGATCGCGTCCGACCTCAGCGCCCCCACCGCCTCGCTATTGTCGACGGCAAGCCCGGTCCCCATCTGCAAGGCCTTCGCCGTCAGGCCGCTGTCAGCCCGAAAGATGATGCCGTCAAACGCCAGATCGCGGTCGTGGTCGGTGAACCCCATCACCACCCCATCGCGCCGCGTCACCGCAAACGCCCGCGCCAGCGTCGTGCAGCCCGTCGCCAGATGGTCGATCAGGTCTTGCGGATAAAGGCTCACAGCCGCACCTCCACCACCGGCACATGCGGCACGTCACCCGCCTGAAACGAGGCGACCGACACTTGAATCCGGTCCGTGTCAAACCGCACCGGCACATCAAACTCGAACCCTGCCGTCACCTGCTCGCCCACCGCGGGCGGCGAGGCGAACGTGACAATCCCCGTCGTCGTCTCGACGCCAAAATGCAGCGTCTCCACCAGTTCGTCACCCTGAAGCCCGACCCGCACCGTCCCCGGCACCGGCTTCGTCACCCGCCTGACCTGCGAAAACGCCCCCGACCGATAGGTCTTGGACAGCTGAAACGTCACCGCCACCCCATCGCCCACACCGATGGGCTGATCCTCGAACCCCACGGCCTGCGAGGATCGGCACGACTTGTAGTCAGCCCAATCTTTCCAGCGAAACCCATGCAACTGCCCCTGCCGTGCCTCAAAAAACGCGATCAGGTCCTCGATGTCGTCGAGACTGCGCAGCGACACGCCCGCGTCATAGTTGCGCCGCGCCTCGGCCCAGGGCGTGTTGCGCTCCTCAAAGCCGTTGGCCAGCGTCACAATCTCGGTGCGCCGCTCTGGCCCGCCGGTCGACCCGAAACTGAGGTTGGCGGGAAATCTTACGTCATGAAATGCCATACCTGTTCCTCAGCGATTGCGCTCGCCCCGCGCCAGAGCGCGGGCCATTTGTGCGGCGATCTGGCTTTGACTGCGGGAAAAGCCCTGCACGTCCGGCGTCGTCACATTGACCGTCACATTCACCGCGCGCCCGCCGCCCTGCGCCTGCACACCCAGCCGCCCGTCGGCTCCGCGCGCCAAAGGCATGATCGCCTCCGGTCCAGCCTCGCCCATCAGGCCCCTGCCACCCCGCATCGCAAAGCTGGTGGGCGACGAAACGACACCTCCCCGCGCAAACGGCATCACCCGTCCTTGCGCAAAGCCTGCCCCATCGGCAAAGGGAAACATGCCGCCCAAAAGCCCGTTCATCCCGTTGGCAATCGCGCCGCCAATGGCAGTCTGCACGGGCCGCATCGCCACGTTGTATACATTCTCGATCATCGACTGCGCCACGGACTTCAGCGCGTCCGACAGCTTCATCCCGTCAAAGATCAACCCGTCGAAGGCACTGCGCAAGCCGCGCCCGATCCCCACCGACAGGACATTCACCTCGCGGCCGGCAAAGACCATGCTCTCCTTCATCTGCGCCAGTTCCGCGTCGAACGCCTGAGCCACGGCCGCAGCCCCACCCAGACCGGCCTCCAACGCCTGAACCTGCTGCGAGAGCGCATCCAGCCCATCAATCCCGGAAGTTCCCAGCGCCTCTGTCATTCCCATCCTCCGCAATTTGGTCCGGCCATTGCCGCCGCAACGCCTCAAGCGCACTGCGCCCCAGGGGCCTGGTCGCCGCCGGATCGCCCAGCATCATCGCCAGTTCCGCAGGCGTCAGCGCCCAGAAGTCGCGCGGCAACAGCCGCAATCCCCCAAGGCCCGCCCGCAACAGGCCCGGCCAATCCAGCCCCGCCTTGCTCATCCGCTCTCACCCGGCACCGTGAAGGCCCGCGCCAGAAGCTCTGCCGCGATCCGCACCGCTCCCAACGGCCCGCCACCGATCTCGACCGCCGCCAGATCCGCCGCAGTTCCGTGCCAGCCGCCGCCCCTGAGCCCGGCCACGATCAGGCCCAGCACATCACGCGCCGCATAGCGCCCGCTCTCGAACCGCTCGGCGAGGTCGACAAGCGATCCCGTGCCAAGCGACGCCTCAAGCTCTGCAAGCGCCCCCAGCGTCAGCCGCGCCACATGCGGCACCCCGTCGAGCGTCACCTCGACCTCGCCCGCCCAAACGTTCGCCATCAGATCGCCGTGAAGGTCAGGACACCCGCCGAGGCAAGGCTCAGCTCATAGGTGGCCTCGCCGTTGTAGGTGCCCGCATATTCGATGGCAGTGATCTGGAACGGCCCCTCGACGATCCCGAAACTCGGGATGATCACCTGAAACTGCTCGACCGTTCCCTGAAAGAATATCTGTCGTGCCCGGTCGTCGGTGTTGGCATCCACGAATACCCCCGACCCCGAAACGCTCGCCGACCTCACCCCCGCGCCACCCAGCAACTCGCGCCACCCGCCCTGACTTTCAAGGCTGGTCACGTCGACAGTTTCCGCGTTGAAGCTGATCCGCGTTGCCCTTAGTCCGGCAATTGTCGTATAGGTCCCACCCCCAGTGAGGTCGAGTTTTATCAGAAGGTCCTTGCCGTTCTGCGCAACCATATCATTTCTCCGAATTGTGAACGGATTTGCGCCATTATTGGCCCATAATCCGCTTCATATGTTCGATTTGTGCAATCAGTCTTCGACGCGCGCCCGAAAGAAAAGGTCGATCCGCCGCACGTCCGCATCCTCGACCCGCCGCGCCTTCGCTCGCAGGAACCACAGGCCGACAAGCCGCCCGCGCACCAGGATCAGCGTCGCCCCCACCAACGCGTCCGACACCGCCGCCGCCACCGCCTTGGCGTTCTGGAACCCAGCCGCGTCCGTCACGACACTGACCGAAAACTCGTGCACCGCACCACGCTCGGTCTGGCTTGAGGCATCCGTCGCCGTCTCCGGCCCGATCGAGACATAGGTCCCGCCCACAGCACCCGGCGGCACGGCATCATAGATGGCGCTGCCGATCAGCGCGTCCAGCGCCGTGTCCGCCATCAGCCGCTGATAGATCGCCGCCTGCAAGGCGGCCGCCACGCCATAACTCACGACAACACCTCCTCGGTGGCATGACAGGTCAGATAGCGCCCGGCTCCGTCTGCCTCGGTTACCGCCGCAATCACGAAAAGCCGCGTCCCGTCCCGAAACCTTTGCTCAGGTCTTGGCCGTGAAGGCGCACCCTGCGGCGCCCCCCGCACGGTGATCCGGTAGGTGGCGCTCGACAGCGTCACCGACTCGCCCGCCCGCTCACGGCCAGCACCCGCCTCGACAGCGGCCCAGAGCGTGCCCTTCGTCACCCAGGTCAGCGCAAAGCCCCCCGCGCCGTCCGGCACCCGCTGCGCCTCCTCCAGCACCAGCTTGCGACTAAGACGCGGGCCACTCATGCCTGACCTCCGCCAAGCACCCGCACAGTCCGCCAGCGCTCGATCAATCCCATCACGCCAAACGGCAAGACGGCTGCCCGGTCGCTCGCATCATGGCGGTTCTCGTGAAACTGCGCCGCCAGCAGAAACACCGCCTGCGTCAGATCGTGCGGCACGTCATCCCATGCCGGGCCGAACCCCGCGGTAAACGCAATCTCGACCGAACCGCCATGGACTGGCGACGGCAGGCTTGCCCCGACCGGCATGATCCTTGGCCGGTGCATATCTCTCACCAGACGGTAGGCGGCCGGCGCGAGCGGTGTTGGCGCGCCCGTCGCATCCTTCAGCACCACGGAGACGACGCTCGACACCGGCGCAACCGGCAGCGCCTGACCCTCGCCAGACCGCCAGTCCGTCAGCACCAGCAGGAACTCCCGCGCAAGTAGCGCCTTGCCCGTCCGTCCCTCGACCGCCGCCAAAGCCGCACGCAGATAGCTCTCGGCCAGCGCATCCTGCACATCGTCGTCGCCAAACCCGGTCCCAAGCCGCAGGTGCTCCTTGAACGCCTGCACCGGCAGCGCCGCCCCCGGCACTATGGTCTGTTCTGTCAGCAACATGATCCTTGATCCTTCCAGCCCTGTTGAAAAGGCGCGGAACAGTCCGCTCACCCCGCGCCGCCCTGTTGGAGGCAGCGTCGGGACAGCGCCGGGCACGTCCTGCCCGCGCCTTCCGGCCGGTCCCCCATCGGACCGGCCTTTCCGCCATCAGGAGACGGCGAACTTCAGAAGCTTGATCGCGGTGAAGTCGGTCACGTCGCCGCCCACGCGCTTGGAGGCATAGAACAGCACGTTCGGCTTGGCCGAGAACGGATCGCGCAGGATGCGCAGGTCGGGCCGTTCGACGACCGTATAGCCTGCATGGAAGTCGCCGAACGCGACGGCATAGGCATTGGCCCCGATGTCGGGCATATCTTCGGCCACCAGCACCGGATAGCCCATCAGCCGCGACGGCTCCCCCAGAGCCAGCCCGTCAGACCACATGAACCGCCCGTCGGCATCCTTCATCTTGCGCACCGCGCCGGCCGTCTTGGAGTTCATAAGGAACGTCCCGTTCGCCCGGTATTCCGCCCCGAGCGAATAGACCAGATCGACGATGGCATCGGAGGCATTGGTGGTGGCGAAATCGCCCGCATTGCCCGTCGGCACATAGCCAAGCTGCCCCCAGACCCACGAGGCGTTGGCAATCTTGTTATAGGCCAGGAACCCCTTCGGCTTGTCGACCCCGTCGCCGCTGACAAAGGCCCCCGCCTCGGCCCGCGCGAACCGGTTGGCGATGCGCTCGGCAAGCCAGCCCTCTACATCGAAGGCCGCATCATCGAGCAGCCGCTGCGAAGCCTTGGGCATTGCCGCCAACTCAAAGAGCTTGATCGAGATTCGCTCCAGCGTCGGCGTCGTCGTCTCGGTCAACGCCGCCAGTTCCGTGGCCCAGCCCGAGCCGATGTCGGTCCGGTCGATCACCACGTCGAACGAACTCGCCTCGATGTTCACAACATTGGCCACCGCGCGCACCGACGCCGTCGAGCGCAGGACGCCCTGTATCCGCTCGGCCATCTCGGGGTTGATCAGGTAGCCGCCATCGGCGCTGACCTGCGTGTTCAGCGCCTTGCTCTCGACGGGCAGGCCGCGCAGGCCATCATCGTCGCCGCTGCGCAGATAGGCGGCGATCGCCTTGCGGTGCGGCGCGCCCTCATCGGCACTCGTCGAAAGCGCCGGACGCCCGGCGGAAATAGATTTGCGATCCAGCATGGTCAGTCGCTCTTCCTGTTGTTGAAGCTTCACTTTCATTTCGTCCTGATAGTCATTGAATTCACCTATGAATCCAGCAAGTGCAGTCCTCACCATCTCTGCCGGAGTACCGGACAAACCTACTCCGGTCCGCGCCATCGGCTCGGTCTTCGTCATCAGATCACCTCGTCACTTTGGAGTGGCAGCAGGTCGGGCCCAGGAGTCAGACCCGACCTGCCAGCATCCGGCGCGCG